TTTTGCGCAAAATCAGGTATGGAATCTGCAATATCCGAATGTCTTTAGAACTAACATACAATCTTTCGTTTACACTGAAGTATCCGCTTTAAAAACGCTACTGCTTAATAGTTGCCAGACAGCTTATCCAGTTGCAAATTCGACTTACAAGATGTTTCAGATGGATTATTCAGGGTTAGTGTTCGGTTATAAAGGCCAAGGTTTTCCATCTTAAGGAGGCGCAATGGCTATTATAGCTCCAAATGACCTGCCCAGTATCATCAAGATTAACTCTGGACCTATGAAAAAATACGTCCTGAGTAAGTTAGGCTATCCAAATGTAACTGTAGAAATAAGTGAAGACCAATTTGAAATCATTTGGAAAGTCGTCGGGGATTTCATTTCTGGATATTTCCCGAGAGAGCAAAAATTGGCTGTGTTCTACACACAGCCATTGCAGGCCACATATCCGCTGCCAAATGACGCTTATTGGATTCAAAGCTGTCACTGGAATGCGGTGTCCTCGTTTTTGAATGATATATTCGGAGCTGAAAGTTTTTTGTTTAACATAGGTAATATTTCCGGAATCCAGAATATATTAACTGACTATCATCTGTTGCAGTCATATCGTAAATTTTCGCAGAAAGTGCTGGCCACCGAGGGGCATTGGGAAGTCCTAAATGAGGGTGGCTCGGCTGGTGTAACTGGTGATCAGATAAACGCTGCCAATCAGCTGATCAGGTTATATCCTACACCTAAAGGTGTTTTTCCGGTAGTCGTGCTATATATTCCAGTAGTAACACATTTTAGAAGTCCACAGGCTCGAAAGTTAGCTTATGATTACATGGAAGCCGAAGCGAAGATCGCAGTCGGCAGTGCAAGACGCAAAGTGACCAACATGCCCAGTCCCGAAGGCGGCTCATTAGGTTGGGACGGTGGTGAGTTGGTCGGCGAGGGTATCAAAGCAAAGGAAGAAATAATAAAAATGGCCATCGAGCTTGGTGAACCGATGCTACCTGCAATGTGGAGTATCATCCCATTGCTCATTAGCGTTTTACACTTGACCAGTCATTTTGCATGATCTATTAGATCAAGGTAACCAATGGACGAATTTCCTTACCCTTTTGATGTAGATCTAAAATTGGCTGTAATTGGCCAAGATAAGATCGTACCTCCCGGATGCGAACCAAGCAGTGGCTTAAGTAGCCTTATGCTTGGTTATAGTATGCGGAAAGATGGTTGCACAGGTGGCCTAGTGCCTTTGAAAAAAGCGTTGGCGGCCATTCCCGGTAGTTGGGTGCAGTTTGGTGTAAATTATAACACTGGCGTGCGTCAAAAGTGGTTCGTATTGCCACCACGACCGTGGGGTTGTCCTTGCACGTCGTATCCTGACTGGTATCGGATCTTAAGATCATTGGCGGAAATGAGTGAGCCAGATGCTCCGAAAGATGAGTGTGGTGTGAACAGTCATGATCTGAGCTGTGGATTTAATTTCGAGCCGAAAGATTCACCACCCAGCACATACTTTCAGGAAGGGTCTGGAAACGCGCCTGGCGTTTTGCCTTTAATTCCACCTTGGGCGATAAAGTAATGGCTATTTACGATTTCACAGTGGCCGATTACTTATTGGAAGGTCCAGACGCTGGATCTCAGCAGGTCAGTACAGATTCTAAATTAGCTATCTTCAATGCTGAAAGCCCAGAACATTCTCTTGCAAGGAAGTTGGCCGAAGAAGCTATAAACATTTCAGGCGCTCCGATTATTGTTTATACTCGCACTGAGAATGGTGATTATGATGCGGTTTGGGACGAAGACCCTGACCCCACCTACTGGGCTCCTTTTGATCTGAAAGCATTTTTTAAGCCAAAGCCCATAGAGCTTGAATTAAAGAAGTGGGGCTTAGAATCAGAAAATAAGATTGAAGTGGTGTTTAGCCATAAGATGCTGTTAGAAAAAATCGGCACACGATTATTGCGCGCTGGCGATGTGTTGGTTATCCCTTATAACAGCATCTTAGATAATGTAAGTCCACATAATTATAGGATTACCAATACTACACCGTCCGGGTATTACCGTTATGAGTGGCTATATCTCACATGCATGGCAACGGTGATCAGTCAAGATATTACTGTGGCGCCTGATATCAAGGATGACCAAACACAATTGCAGACTGGGGATGATGCTGGTTTCTTCTTGGAGAGCTTATGAAATTCGACACTGATAAGTTTACGACTGAAGCAGTGTTGCAGGCGTACAGATATGTTAGTGCTAACGTCGATGAATTGAAGCTTGAATTAGTATCTAAGAACTTCGTAGTAGATGAAAATGCTGCTGACTTGCGCGCCATGCCGATTACCATTGATCTGAATATCTCTAAGCCACTTGCGGCACCAGAGGATAAAGCTACTGTAGAGCAGGCGTTGATCAAATTCAAGGTTAAAATCCAGGGGGCATGACATGATTCACGACTTTGACATGGATATCGGCATGTCGGGCGTCGGATTGGATGGCTTGCCATCGAGGCCCGGCGCTAGGCAGTTGGCGGATATCCAAGGAGGCCGTAAGCGGCCAGGATTTCAGAACAGCCAGACCAAACCTGAATATCTAAATGAGTTCCTAGTGCCTGGCCTAAGGTCACTAGATGAAGCGATAAAAAACTACTTTTCTGGCGTCAGAGTGCCGACTAAAGACTCCTATAGATTGCTGCGGACAAAGATAGCTGGCGGTGACAAGTCTCTATTGATTTGGAATGATGAGCTTAAGGAAGGACGTGTTAAGCTGCCTGTGGCGAGCATCAATCGTACTTCACATGAGTTAAATCGTAATAAATTTAGTCCGCCTTATTTGCCAATAACCGGCCGCTATCTGAGTAGTCGAAGAGACCTGATGGCCTTGTCGTATCGTCCCATGCCGTTGTACATCGATTATGAAATGGTGGTATGGAGTGAGCATAAAAGAGATAGCGAATATATCGCATATCAAGTGATGACTAAATTCATGCCTGTAGTACAATTTAATATCACTATTGCTAATATCAATGCACCGATTATAATGGAATTCAACGGCATGACGGATGCCTCCGACAAAGAAGTATCATCCGACACGCAGCAAAAATTCCGTTATGAATATAAATTCAAAGTGGAAGGTTGGTTGCCACTGCCAGAGAAGGTGCAAAAGACAGTGTTAGGTCGTGTGTCCACGATAGAATTATCTACGGAAATCGATTTTAGCACTGAAGCGTCGTCTTACGGTGTTTTTGCATAAATAAACTATTTACCGGAGGTTGATTATGGCTAGTGTAGATCGTCGTAACGTAGAGACTGTTCGTGTGCATAATGTTAGCAAGATGGTTTTATCACTGCAAGTTAAACAGCCTGGAACTAATTTCTACACTCATGAGCAGCAGATTAGGTTAGCCCCTGGCGAGCACCATTTGGTGCCCAAAGCTTATCTTCTTAGCGAGCAAATTGCTAACTTAAAAGCCAAGGGTATGCTGGTCGTTATCGGTTAATCACATTTTGGGCATTGACAGGGCAAAGATAATCCAGAGTATAATTTGGAGAATCAAATGGCCGTGTACCTTAGCCCTGGTGTATTTACAAAAGAAGTCGACCTAAGTGCGCTGCCTGAAGGCAATGGTGGTGTGATCCCAGCGTTCGTCGGTGCATGCAGCAGGGGACCTATTGGAGTCCCGACTTTAGTAACTAGCGCAGCACAAGCGATTGACACGTTCGGCGATCCGATCAGCTACTTGATGCAATCCGTACTAGCCTTCTTCGAGCAAGGCACTTCCTGTTACATCCAGCGCGTAGCAGTTGAATACAGTGATATTCTCCCAGATCCAGTGAAGCAGATAGCTGTTGATTCAACTACCAAGACTAACGGGTGGGGCAGGATTCCACTATTCCAGGGTCCAGATGTTGCTCGTTTACCGTTTAAATTGATTGATTCAAGCAATCCAGTAACGTTTTCTGCTGCAGTCGTCTCGACCCCAACATTTTACCAATATCACGTAGCCACTTACGGCACCACCACTGCTGCAATGACGGTTACTGGCACATACACTTACACTGCTCAACGTACTTTTTCGGTTAAAATAGTTGGCGCTCCAAGCGAACCAACTGCTGGCGCCAGAATCGGCGGAGCGCTCTACGAAGTGTACGATGGAGTGCAGTCTTCTCCTGTACTGTCTGGTGCATTTTCAACTAATAATCACGGTAATGGCCCTTCGGCGGCGATAGCTTTAACCTACACCACTGAGGCTGGTGAAGATGTTGTTACAGGCTTATCGTTCAGAGTAACTGTGTCGAGTGGTGAACTCCATGAGGATGACCTGTTCGTCTTCACCGCTGCGCCTGATAATCGCAAATTCTACGTGGCTGTCGAGCACGTGACTGGCGCCATGATCACTGTTCCAGCCGGTACGTACACTTCAGCTAGCGCATTAGCGACTGCGATTAATAATCTATTGGGCGCTGAAGATTACATCTGCACTACCAGTGACACAACGCCAGCTGTGGCGGTCCTTCAAAGTGTTGATTCAGGTGCTTTGATCCAATTGGTTGACAGCATTGCTTTCGGCAACACTGTTGGTGTTCCTAACTTTACACTCGACCAGGTGCGTGGCCATTTCACAGCTACGAATGCTGGCCCTTACGTCATAGGGGCAGCCAATAACAACGTAAGACTTGATGTGATTTCAAGCACCGTTAAGTCATTTGACTTTACGTTGCCTTCTGGCACTTACACTGCAGCCGATCTGGCATCGCAATTGAATAACCATGCAACAATCGACGGCGTGAGCTATTTCAACGCTATTGCAGTCGAATTGCCTGGTAGTGATGTCAATGGTGACACTTACGTGCTAATCAGCACGACCACTAACAATAACACCGCCACGATCAAGCTTTACGCAGATTATACTTTCCTTTCTACATTGCAGTTCGCTGCAGAATTAGGCATCAACAGTCCATTTGTTAGAAGCTACCGTGGATTCAATGATACACGGACAGTTCTACCAACGCCAAGCTTGCTTGATCCAAGCATTCCTAATAGCTGTGCAACTGATCCAACTGGCGATCAATGTGCAAAAGATACTAACTACTATTCTGAGATAGTCGGATTCTTTATAGCGCCATCCGCTGGCACTTGGTCGTCGGGTTACAAGATTAATCTGACCAGTAATTCGACTAGCCCAGGGTCGCCGGTAGGCAGATACTCATTGCAGATCAGCCAAAGCAGCGGGCAAGTCGTAGAGTCTTATGATGAAGTCTACTTTGATCCTACTGCTGACCGCTACATTGCTAATGTGATCAATCCAGGAAGCAAGTACGGCGGGGTTACTGGCAGTACTTACGTCAACTGGGAAGCTCGGCCTTCGACGGTCGGACCAGGCGAAACTAGGTTACCATCGCCCAAGTACAATGCTGCGTTTAAGGGTGGCCAGAATGGCATTCCTACTGGTGCCTATTCTAACTACTTGGATGCTGCGATTGTGGGCAATCCAGCTTTAGCATCTGGCCTTTACGCTTTCCAGAATCCGGAATCGATTGATATTAGTGTGTTGGCTGTGCCAGGGATCACATCTGGTGCAGTAATCGGCACAGCAATTGCAGTTTGCGAAAGCCGTGGCGATGTGCTAATGTTAGTTGATCCCCCATTCGGGTTACGTCCGCAGCAAGTTGTGGATTGGAGCAATGGCGTTCTGCCAGATGGTTCGACCAGCAATGCTTTAAACACTTCGTACGGCGCGCTTTACTGGAGCTGGATTAAGCGATTTAATCAATTCACCAGTGAATACGAATGGGTGCCGCCGAGTGGTTACGTTGCAGCGGTGATCGCTAGGACTGCCAGGGATTACGAACCATGGTATGCTCCTGCTGGAATAACTCGTGGCAGGTTAAATTCTGCTCTGGCGGTCGAGTACAGTCCTACCGAGGGCGAACGTGATTTGCTTTACGGCAACGGAAACGTTGTAAACCCGATCGTCGACTTCCCTCAAGACGGTATTATCGTTTTCGGTCAACGTACCTTACAACGTGTGCCTACTGCTCTTGATAGGGTTAGTGTGAGACTGTTGATGACGTTCCTGAAGAAACTGCTGACACGCACTTTACGTCAGTTCATCTTCGAACCTAACGACACTATTCTGCGTGCGCAGGTCACAAATGTACTTGATCCTTTGCTCGGTGATGTGCTGAATCGCAGGGGAGTGACAGCTTACAAGATTGTTTGTAACAACACTAATAACACCCCTGAAAGAATCGATCGTCAAGAGTTATGGGTGTCGATCTTTGTTAAACCTACCAAGGCTGTCGAGTTCATCGCTCTGAATTTGGTCGTTCTTCGCACAGGTGCGTCATTTACCGCCGAGGAAATCTTGGCGGCTGGTGGCGTAGTTTCCACTAACTAACAAAGGAGTCTAGTAATGCCAGGATTTAACGTAGCTGGATTAGGTGGCGGTGGGCCCAACAATCTCGGTGAGATGAAACGGGTCTACCGTTGGCAGATGTCTTTCTTGGGTCGCGGTGCTGGTAATTTTCCGACCAACTGCCTGTTACTACTTAAGAAGGCCACTCGTCCTTCGTGGAACTCCGAAGCTGTGACGATGCATCATCAGCAGGAAGAGATCTACTATGCTGGTAAGCAAAAATGGGATGCTGTCGGCATTGAGTGGTACGATTCTGAACAATCTCCTAACGTAAGCCAGGAAGTGTGGACCTGGTGTACGTCAATTGTAAATATGTCGACGATCGCTGTATCTTCGCCAGCTGACCACAAGAAGAATTCCACCTTAGAAATGTTAAATGGAATTGGTTCGCCAACGGAAAGATGGACGATGTACGGATGCTGGCCGAAGAAAATAGCATTCAACGACGTTAATTATGAAACGAACCAGATTATTTCGGTAAATGCCGAAATGTCTTACGATAGGGCTAACCGAGTGCTCTAATGCCAGGTTTTCAGATTCCTACAGAAGGTGCAGCAGGGCCACCAGCCGATGGTGGCCCTGCTAATACCGCTGAGATGATGAGGAAATACAGGTGGACTTTACGAATATCTGTTCCTGGTTTAATACCTTTTGTAAATAACTTTGTAGATCTTAGCGTTGCGTCTTGTGATCGGCCTAAGGTCGAATTTAAGGAAATGGAAATACATAATGGGGCCGATGTAATTTACAGGCCTGGCAAAGTGACTTATAAACCAATCAGCATTAAGTATTATGAGGCTGCCACGACAGCCGGTAACGTAAACGCCACAGCCTTTAGATTTTCGACGTGGTGGTCACAATTCGTCTTCCAGCAAGCAGACTCTAGATATGGAAAACGTGAAGCCTATGCTGCTAAGTGCGATATTAAGATGTCAGACGGTAGTGGAAAAACCATGTGGCATTACACATTGTACAATTGCTGGCCGTCAACTTTAGATCCCGATGGGTTGGACTACAGCTCTAATGAAATTTCTACATACTCATTGACTTTACGGTACGATAGATTTGTGGAAAAATTTGAATAAGAGGTGCATATGCCTGGTTTCCAAATTGAAGGCATAGGTGGCAATAGCAGATTTGCGGATTCTAATGCCAGTTATTACACTAAGTTCTATTGGGAAATACAACAATTACTCGGCTTAGCTTTCGCTCCTGGGTCGGTATTGGTATCATTAAAGTCATGTAGTTTACCGACGTTTAAAGTTGATGTGGAAACGATAGTCGGCGCTTCTCATAAGTATAAGCATGCTAAAAGCATAGATTGGGAAAATATCAAAGTGACTTGGTATGATACAGTGGGGTTACTGCCGATAATGAAGCAATGGCGAGAATCTGTGTGGTCGTTCAGTGGCGGTTTGAAAACTCCTGATACTTATAAGAAGAACAGCAGCATCTTGGTCAAAACTCCCGATGAGGTAGGATCGCAAAAATGGAATCTATACCAAAGCTGGCCAGCATCAATCACCCATGGCGATTTAAGCTACACTGAGTCAGAGGTGAAGTTGATCGATGTAGATATTGTGTATGATTGGGCTGAAGAGTCATCCGAAGTAACTGAAACGTAGGAACCACATGTCAGAAGAAAATCTATTGGATTCGACACGAATGCCATCGCATCAGTCGGATGCGACGATGAACGATGGCGTAGTGTATGGACAATTGGAAGACATATCTGGGCCCAATTCGTCAAATGAAGAATTTGTAAAAAGTCTATTGGCGACTCCTAAAGAAAAGCTAATCCCTTGGGAAGACTGCTCGTTACCGAGTAAAGGTCTGTATTATGGATGGGGTCATGGGATCATCCAAGTACGGGCCATGAGCCAGACTGCAGAAAAGGTGCTGGCTACGCAACGGTTAGCCCAATCAGGCCAAAGCATCGATTATCTTTTTAGGGAATGCTGTAAGTTCCCAGATGGTTTTGATCCTTCGATGCTGTTAGTGGGTGACAGGATCTTTTTGCTGTACTACTTACGTGGTATCACACATGGTAATCTGTACGAGTTCCAACTGACATGCCCTAATACGGCATGCAGTAGCATTAGTACTCACACATACGATTTAAATGAGTTAGCTGGGACTGTGACCTACGCTAACGATGAATTGGGATCTGAACCATTTAAAGTCATCTTGCCATATTTGACAAAGGCGACTGGCCGAGAGGTCTATGTTAATTTGAGGTTTATCAGATCAGTAGACACTACCGGAATGTTAGCTAAGAGAAAGATCGCTAAAAATTCAGCGGCACATTCATCAAAACAGCCAAGATTCAAATCCACCATCACATCTGACGACTTAGATAACACGTTGAATGAGAATCTTGAGAAGGTGATTGTTGACATCATGGGGGTGTCAGACGAATATGCCATCAAGCAGTTCGTCGATAAACTGCACGCTCAGGATACTTCTGCGATTAGGGAATGGTTAAAGGACAACACTCCGGGGATTGATACTACGATTAAGGTGGCTTGCCCTGATTGCGAAAACGAGTATTCGGCACAGTTGCCAATAAGTGAAGGCTTCTTTCGCCCAGCAAAGCGCTGATAGTTTAGAAAAACAGTACGATTCATTGCTTGAGCAGCAATTTTTGCTCAAGCAACATGGCGGTCTTACGTTATTTGAACAAGATAACATGACTGCGGAAGATCGTAAATGGTGGATCAAAAGACTAGAAAAAGAGAATCGAGATCGCGAAGAGCGTGAAAAGGGCTATTCGTCGTCAATGCCTTCCATGCCTTCCATGCCTTCCATGCCTTCTATGCCTTCTATGCCTAGGCGATAGGTAAAAATACCATAAAGGGGTTTACCTATGGCATGCAATGTACCTGCTGTTTTTTTTCCGCGTATCTCAGCTCGCCGTGGCGAAATAGTGGACTTGAATAATGAATTTTTTCTCGGCGGTAGGCCAACCAATCCATATGCAATTCGTAAAGTCGAGATCTATAAAACAAGTGTCATTCCAGGAAATTTAATCGCAGCCATTCCGGTAGTGGATCCATGTGACCCATTATATCCGGCTCCATTGTGCCAGCCTGATGCTATCACTCCTGTCTCACCATGCGATGTTACAGCAACACCGAGCGGTCCGTTAGAGGGACAGTATCATCTCTACTTTCATATACCGAATGACTTTGCATGCCCAGAAGTCTATATTGACCTGTGGTATTACTATGCTACTGACCCTTGTGATTACGGCACAGGTTGCCCTACGTGTCCATTAGATGATCCAGCCAATGAAGCAAAGCTGCTTAAGTGTTGTCACCAGTTTTGGGTCTACCCAAATAACTGGTTCTGCGACGATGGGTTAGAGACTGTAAGATTCGGATTCGAACCTTTAGACCAAAAATTCTACAGTCCGGAATTTCGGCCACTCGAAGTTGGGCTGATGCCTTTGCCATTATATGACTACAATTATAATCTGGTCGACCCCATGATACCGTTTCTTCAACCTTACATCACCATTACTACGCAAAATTGCGAGACGATAATAAAAGACGCTCCTTGCACCATAGGGTTAAGACAAGGGTCATTCAGGGCTAATCCGTATGTGATTCAATATCCATTAAATACTACCGATTTTCTGAAGGGCACCTATAACTATCAGATTAGATTAGTATTACCAAATGGTCAATCACGTGTGTCAAAACGCTACGTGTTGAGCATCCAATAGTATTGAACTAGCTATGGGAAAATCGAACATACCAGCTGGTAAGATAAAAGCATGGGTAGCTAAGCGGTTTCAGTTCAAGGAAAGGAAAGATGGCGTAGAATTAGTATTAAACAATCCCTTAACGTATGATGACGGTGAGCATTTTAGCATAAACATCGAGAAAGGTGTCTGCGGTGATTGGCGCGGTAACGAGTGGGCAGGCCCAATCACTCATACTGGAAAACGCAATACTAGTTTTCTGAATTTCGTATCGAAAGTCCTAAAGTGCAGTATCAGAGAGGCGTTGAAGTCAGTATTAGGAGACCATGCTGACTTGTATGCGGTCAGCAAAGAGCAAATTAGCAAGCCGGATCCTAGAATCATAGCAATACCTGCGGAGTTCAAGCCGATCAGTGGAGATACAGAAGACCAGCAGTCATTGATCTCTTTAATGTACTTGTTAAAAAGAGGATACTCGGATGTTGAGATAACGAAAGGAAATCTGCATGTCAATGGCGTCACGGTTCTTTGGCCATACTACGAGTTCGGTGAATTGGTCTATTGGCAAAGCCGAAGTGTGATTAATAAAGCATTTAATTTTCCTACTAATGTAGTCGATGTGGACGGTAGTAAGATTGGTAAGAGTGATTTTTTATATGGCTTCGATGATTGTGAGCCGAACCGGTATCTAATTTTGGTAGAGGCGATTTTCGATAAAATGACGTTGGGTGATCAATGCTGTGCCATCGGCGGTGCGATGCTAACTGAGAAGCAAGCTCGTAAAGTCTGTTTTCTTAAGCCTAAGTCTGGCATCATTCTTGCGGTCGATAATGATTTAGCTGGGCTTAGGAGCATCATATCCAATCATGGCATCTTAAAACCCCATGGCTTTAAGTTGTTCTATGCGATACCACCATCGGGGGCTAAAGATTGGAACGAGTGTATCACTGAGTGCGGTTTAGATAAACCAAGTATCAGAAGGGCGATGGCTGATAGCATACAGCTTTTAGATATGCAGGCATTAATTAAAATAACAAGACAGATAGCTGCAGCTGAAAAAGACAAAAAAAAGAGATCATAGGACGTGTTTTTTAATGATATTTGCGTATTCCATTTTGTATTCACGGTAATTAGCATTTACATCAATCATGTTTTTCAGTGTATGATATCGCATTTTACCCGAGTAGTTTTTCCATTCTGCTGCTAAAGCTTTCAGCGCAGCGACTTCTTCACTACCGAACGCTGTGGATAACACTCCGCAATATTTGTTATTCTTGTTACCTAAATATAATATAAGCACTTCACTAGGTGGCTTTCCTGGTAATACGTAAGAAAGGTTCCAAATTTCCATGGCTGGATCACCACCGACATCTAAAGCATCATATTTTTATGTATCATTTCAAGTGGGACACTTCGGTACGCCGACTGATGATTACGGCTCAAAGGTGTTTTCAGCGGAATTCACCGGGATGGTCAATAATGGTTACAGTGTCACATTTCGTGTAAATGATGCATTCTTGCTTTTGCTTAACGATTTAATAGCTAAAGATTATCTTAAGACAGCAAAAAAGGAACCATTGTATATCGAATTTCAGTACCGTAATACAAGTGGCGATGTGACCATACCGGATAATGCCACGCCGCTACGCACTGCTATCGTGACCACTATGGAGTTTTGTCAAGGTCCATTTGAGAAGGGCCAAGCCGAGATTACCGCTGTGGACCCTGCGACCTATTTCCTCAGTACATCTTTTGCTGACGGTGGTGTGTTGGTAGGCAGCCTTGACCAAGCATTAACCAAATTATTTAATAATGTGCTCTTATATGTCACCACTACGGTTACAAAATTCCGTGGATCGGATAAAATGAGATGGTATTTGCTCAG